GTTGCCGCGATAATCAGAACTGTTATTTGCACCGTAAGTTCCACGTATAGTGACGTTTCCACCATCTGCATTATACGTGGTGCCGAACATTACTTTATCTTCACTTGCGTCAACAAATAATGTATCTGTATCGATTGTTACATCACCGGAGCCAGAAACGGCGAAACCAGTCGCGGATAAAGTAGAAAAAGCACCCGTTCCCGGTGTGGAAGCGCCAATGTTAGTATTGTCAATTGAACCGCCATTGATATCGGTGGTGGTTAAAACAGACGAGGCAATAGTGATTACGCCCGTGCTATTGGCTAAAGTTGCTACTTGTGTACCGTCGTTTGCAGAGATACTGCTTGTTTCAACATCTGTAGCGTTAACTACGTCATCTTTGAGCAATACGCTGTCAATGGTTACACCGCTGCCTGCGGTGGTTTCGTTGATAGTGTTTGACGTTAAAGCTTGACCGTTGTCGATAACTAAATTGTTCGACCCGGACGTATTACCGTTAGCTAAAATTTCAGCGAGCGTATCGACGGTTCCCACTTGGCTATCAACATATGCTTTAATACTTTGTTGCGTAGCAAGTTTTGTGGCGCTGTTAGACGCCATATTGTCTTCGTCTTTGATACCCGTGACGGTTGCACCATCACCGGCAATATTTAAACTGGTGTTAGCTACAATAGTTGTACCGGTAATTGCTGCTGGGGTTGCGCCACCAATTACAGAATTGTCAAGGGTGCCACCGTTAATATCGGCAGTTGTAGCTGTTAGGGTGGGTGTGGTTAATTCAGTGACACGTAGTTTTGTAAAAACATCGGTAACAGTAGCAGAGCTTGCTCCGCCGCCGTCAAATTTAACAACCATATCAACACCAGCAGGTATTTCTAAATCCCTACTTGCGCTATATGTGCCTTGAAAAAGTAAAACAGACCGGCTGCTTGCCAAACTGTTTCTAATAAAAACTATCTTTTCTGCATCATTTGGGTCAAGCTGTACATATGCAGAGCCCCCAAGATCACCAGAACTAAAAAACTCTATGAATTTGTTTCGACCGTCAGAAACAGCCCCATTGGTGATTTGTAATGCGTTTGGTGAACCAGAAGAACCCGCGCTAGTTAATGTTACACGTACTGCGCCGTTGATTCCTTGATCCAGAATATCAAAATTAGTATTTGTAGTATCGCCCCATGTACCCGACTGCTCACCAGTAGCCGGTTTTTCAATACCGAGGTTTACTGTATAGGTACTTGGCATTTATAATTCCTCACGCTGCTATTTGTGTCCAATTCGGCGTCTGACTTGGTTGTTCCTCCGACCACGATGGTGTCTGACTTACATTAATATCACTATAACCCGGATTTTGATCCGGAACAATGTTTGAATAAACCAGTACATTTCCAACTTCGCCAGTTGCGCTTACTCCTATTACATTTATTGAAGAGTTACCATTAACTGTAACACTTCCTACTTGGCCTGCTGCACTTACTCCTCCAACGTCTATCGCTTGACCAGTGCTTACAGAAACTGATCCGACAGAGCCCGTTGCAGACAGACCTGTAACTGGTGCATTGGCTTTACCACTTGTAGTGACAGAGCCTACTGAACCAGTAGCTTCAAGACCTGTTGGGAAAACATTGGCTTTTGCAACAACCGTTACGGAACCAACGGACCCAGTGGCCTGTAATCCTGTGACAGGGACATTAGCATCAGCCGTGATGCTTACGGAGCCTACTGCTCCTGTTCCTGACACACCCGTAACATTGACGTTTGCATCTGCGGTAACCGTTACGGAGCCTACTGCTCCTGTTCCGGCTAATCCGGTTACAGGGATGTTCGCATCACCTGTAATAGTGACTGAACCGACTCCGCCTGTTGCCGTTACACCTGTAACGCTTACATTGGCGTCAGCCGTGACACTAGCACTACCAACTTGGCCGGTGCCAGCAATCCCCGTGACTGCAACATTTGCAACGCCTATTACTGTGACGCTGCCTACGCTGCCAGTCGCTTGCAGGCCGGTGACCGGTGCATTGGCATCTGCCGTTACCGTTACCGAACCTACTGAGCCCGTGGCAAGCGGTAGTCCACTTTGTGACCACGGTCCCTCGCCCCAACCAGAGCGGCCCCAGCCGCCTATTGGGACGACTATATCAGCCATTACGCTATCCGAATAATGGCATTACTTGCATCAGCGGTTGGGAAAACAACTGTAAAATCACCTGCTGTAGATGTTTTATCACCGCCGAAATCTAACACTACAACCGACGGATTAGTTACCGATATAGAAGTTGTGTTAGGTGACGTATTATATATTAATGCCCCACGCGCCGTAATTGTCGCAGTAGAGAAGGTCTCATCTTGGAAATCGGTCAACGCCGTAGTTCCAGATGAGGTGGGATCGACATTTGTTAATGCACCCCCGCCTGCACTATACCCGGTTCCGCTCACCTCGTTTGAGGTGGTGTACGCTGTTGTAGACGCATCAAACGACGCCGAGTTTGTGTAGAGAGCAAGTTTAAAAGTATCGCCGTTGGCGAGATCAAAGTCGTGGACACCGTACAATAGCTCCTTCTTGAACGATGTACACATGAAGTTTCCGCTGAAAGCCATGGTTACAGTCTCCTTATAAGTTCCGCAAGTTCAAGATTCCCAGAATCTTTAATCGCATTGTACACGGTGGTTCGATCACTTTTTATCGCTTCACGCATATAAAATTCTAAAACTTTAACTATGTGTTTACGAAAGGCGTGTGCTTGTGCCTGTATTGCAGGGTTTGCAGAATCGCTGATAGATATAATTTTATCAGCACAACGCTCTGCAACTTCCTCTGGTGTAAACCCACGATTTTGAGTGGTGTGTACCTCCACTTTAAAATTAGGGTTTAAATCCATTTCTAATGCGGGAAACGTCATTGTTTCGGCCTCACTAGCATACCGGTACGATAATCATCAGTGACTTCTTTATTTTCACCAAGCATTTTCATGCCTGTCATCGCCTCAGTAAATCTTTTTTCATAATTTGCCATAACGTCTGCTTCGCCCTTCATATATATGTAGGCTTCTATTAAGCTGCCGTAAAGCATGGCCATTTGTGCGTTTTCGCTTAACCAAGTCGTCCCAGACCCGCTACCGGCGGTCAAACTTGTTGGTCGATAAAAATAATGTAATTCAACTGCCCTTGCCGCGTCTGGTGTTGGACCAATAATAAAATTATCAACGTCAAAAACTGCATAAAACCTTGGATTACCCGTTGTTGCTGAGTTTGGGTTGAAAGATTGAACAAAATCGGCGTCTTTAAAATCTAAAAACACTTTATTACTGCTTGCATCTGTAAAGGACAATGAAAATGGCGACAAAAAATCACTAGGACACGCCAAAAATTGATTACTCTGCGTCATATTGCCGCTAACGTTCTTTTTGAACAGGCTTAACTGCACATTTTTAAGGATTCTTTCCTCTGCTTGCCGGATAAAAACGGGTAAATTGGTAACGAATGACGTTTCGTCATTTTCTGAGTAGTCTTGAATAGCAGTCTTTAATTGATCGAAGGTGAAACTCATGACGTCACCACCGTTACTGCACCAACACCGCCTTGTAAAGCAGTGGTTATCTCTAATTCAGACGGCATTTCCGCTGTGCCCCCGGCGCTGTAGTTGCCATTACCTAAGTATGTGATACCATTCGTAGTAATGACTAAAAATGCGCTCGTGGGATTATCGGGTTGAGGTCTGGCGTTAACCAACGCTTGTGGATCAACCACTTTACGAAAAGGACCTAGTTGTGGGTGCTTTGGTTCGTACTCATCAGGACCCACAAGCAAACCATTCCACTCTTTTTTCATCAATTTATACTGATAACGAAAACCAGAGCGGTCTGATATGGCGTATGAGTTTTTACCTGTAGCGTACTTGGCCATCATCCTGTCCTGTAATACTCAAATTTAGGTACGACATTGAAAGAAGACCTATCACGATCCTCTGTTGCCGCCCTATCAAACTCTTCTTCGTATACCGCTTTAAGCATTTGAACCCTGTTCGGGGCTCTTTTCATAGCTAAATAATAAGCTAAACCCGCAGCCAAGCAAGGATAAAACCTAAAAGGCAAATCCACCGTGTTTGTGTAAATATCGGCGTCGTCCATGCGCGTTAGCGCGTCATAGATAACAACATCTGTGCTATTTTCAGGGACAGGCCATATTTTAAGATTAGGTGTTATCTGCCTATCTAAAAAAAACTGATTGGGACGGCTTTGAGTGGTTTTAGTAGGAATTGTAAGATACTCATCTCTACTTAGACGTTCTAAAGAAAAATCCGTGCCATCTCTTCGTAAGACTACAGAAAGAACATCGATGACGTCAGCATTTAAAGCATATTCTGACGTTCCTTGCGTAAGTGATTGAGTTCTTTGCTTTATTGTCCATTGATTAAGACCACGGTTTGCCCAATCTGCAAAGACAAGATTCAAAGAACGTTTTGCGGTCTTGAGGTCGTACCCAGTACGCACCTCAAGTCCACATCGCTCGAATGCTTCTTCAACGTAATCAGCTACGTCGAGTTCAAAATCTTTGCTACTGGAGGTCGTCATTATGCTTTAACCAATTTGTACCCTTTGGCTTTAGCCATTTTTCGCAAGGTGGTCAAATCCGTGCCACCTTTTTTAAGTTTTTCTACGGCCATTGCTGATCCGCCCCCACGCATCTTTTTGACAGGCGCACCGCCGTTGCGCATTTTCTTCGCTTTCATTTTTCTAGGTTTCATCGCCATTTTTTAGTCTCCTATAAAGTGTTTGACGTTTTTCGTATATATCAGACGCTTGATATTCATTGTCATAACTATCATAATATCCTTTTTTGTCCAACTTGTCCGCCGATTTTTGTAGCTTCGATAAACGTTGCACAAATATCATTGAATAGGCGGTATCAATGTCTCTTTCAAAAACAACTTCCTCTACAAAATCGCTGGGCTCATCGTTTGGATGAAACCCCATAACCCAGATATCTTTATCTATAAAC